TTAACTTTGAGCTGGAACAGTTCTATTGTACTGCTACACAAGCAAGAGCTAATTGTCTGCCAGGAAGTCTTGAAGATATTGGACGGGCGATGTCAGCCAAGATGAAAAAAGATCATCGAGGTAAACAGTTAATCCGTCAATGTTGCGTACCTCCATACAATACTGCGTTATTGCCTGAGTTAATCCATTACTGTGAGCAAGATGTTCATGCTATGCGTGAAGTCAGTCTGGCACTTCGTCAATTATCTGATGATGAACTGCTGGATTACCATGTCAATGAACGCATCAATGACAAAGGATTATTAGTCGATGTGCCGTTATGTCATGCAGCTATCGGTTATGCTACGACTGAGCTTGAGGATATTCAGGCGTTAGTTAAAGATATTACAGGCATCGCTTCTGCACGTTCGCCTAAATTAAAAGAATGGGTAGCAGAACGTATCGATCCTGAACTGATGATGGTGGATGAGAAGTTATCCTTAAACAAAGCTACTCGGATGGCATTACTGCAAATGGATTTACCCGTTGAAGTGCTAGACGTTGTTCAGTGTATTGACGACATTAGCGCGTCATCGGTGGCTAAGTTTAAACGTATGGCTGAACTGGCTGATATTGAAGATGGGCGTGTTCGTGGTGCGTTTGTTTTTAATGGCGGTTCTGCTACAGGCCGTGCTAGTTCATACGGAGTCCAGTTACAGAACATGGCTCGTGTGTGTGCTAAAGACCCTGAAGCAGTGCGATCAGTGATGATGTCAGGCGATGACCTTAGTCCGTTTGGTACGCGCGTCACAAACGTTTTAAAAGGTATGATTAGACCTGCTATTATCCCTGCTAAAGGTAATGTTTTAGTCGTGGCTGATTGGGCAGGTATTGAAGCGAGATGCAATCCGTGGTTATCTAATCACGTAGCATCGGAAGCAAAGCTTGATATTTTTCGATCCGGTGGTGATGTATATGTCGAAAATGCTAAGTCTACTTTTAACGTTAAAGAAGTTACTAAAGATCAGCGTTTCATCGGTAAGGTGCAAGAGTTGGCGCTAGGATATTCGGGCGGTGCAGGCGCTTTTTCGTCAATGGCTAGAATTTATGGTCTTAACATGCCGGAGCATCAAATCAAGCGCATGATTAATGGTTGGCGTGTGGCAAACCCCTGGTGCATACCTTACGGCCAAGAGTTAGAACGTGCTTACATGAGTGCCATGCGTCATAAGGGGCATGAGTTCTCGGCTGGTCGAGTAACGTATTTGTTTGATGGTGAGCATATTTGGTACATACTTCCGTCAGGGCGAGTGTTATGCTACCCGTTTGCGCGTATAGATGATGGGTCAGTAACATATTTAAAAGCCGCGTTCAAACCTACAGCTGATGCCGAAGAATGGCCTAGAGCTAGACTTTGGCAAGGAATTGCGCAAGAAAACATTGCCCAAGCTACAGCTAACGATTTACTTCGTCATTCACTTAGGGTTCTTTCATTGGAAGGAATACAAATTATAGCCACAGTGCATGATGAAATTATCGTGGAATGTAAAAAAGAAGAAGCTGAAAAAATATCATCCCGTATGGTAGAAGTTATGTGTACCGCACCGCCATGGTGTAGTGGTTTGCCATTGGATGTAGAAATAAATACTATGGAAAGGTATTCTAAGTAGTATACTGATAAGCCCAAAAACAAAAAGGCAATCCCCCGAGAAAGAGATTACCTTTTTTAACCCAAATCATTTAAAGAGGAAACGATTATGGCTTCACCTAGTTTAACACAATCTCAATTAAAAGAATTATTACGTTATGATCCTGATACAGGGGTAATCACACATAAATTACCTAGGCGTGGTGTTTCTGTAGGGCGTGAAGCAGGGTTTGTTCAATCAGATGGTTATAGATACGTTACATTATTGGGTGCTAGATATGTATCTCACAGGCTTATTTGGCTTTATGTGCATGGGCGTTTACCAATAAATCAATTAGACCATATTAATCGAAACAGATCAGACAATAGGTTAATCAATTTACGAGAAGTTACGTTAGCCGAAAACAGGCAAAATTTAGGCTTATCTGCTAAAAATAAAAGTGGTTTTAGAGGGGTATCTTTTGATAAAGTTAATAATTTATGGAGAGCTAGTATTTCCGTTAATAATAAAAATGTTAATTTAGGGCGTTACACTACAATTTTAGAGGCGCGAAAAGCTTATGCTTTGGCAGCTAAAAAATATCATTTATTTAATTCTATGGCGGCAGCATGAACAACGCATTTATCGATTATTTAATATCCATTGCGCCCGAGCATGAAACAGTATTATTTGTTAAACAAATTCCTAAGCCTAATCTATTTCATAAAGATGGAGCGCAACAGTATAGTTGGCCTGCTTTTTTACCAGAACGATTTAAACATTCGGGGGCAACATACTGCAATACTGCCTCTTTTATTATTAAACGTTTTAAAGACGGCAAACCAAGTGCTTCTGCAAGCAATTGTGAGTTGGTGGCGTTCTTGGTGTTAGATGATGTCGGTACGAAATCAAAAATGCCTGATCTGATTCCAACATGGATTATGGAAACTTCACCAGGCAACTATCAATACGGGTATACTTTCAGCCTTGACGATCAACCAACTAAAGGGGATTTCAGTGCAGCTATTAAAGCGATTGCTGATGCAGGTTATACTGATGGGGGCGCTATTAATGCCGTTCGTAATTTTCGCCTTCCTGATAGTGTCAATCTTAAGCCTGGTCGAGATAATTTTAAGTCCGTACTGGTTAAATTCAATCCTGAATTAGAGTTTACCTTACCTCAGATATGTGAAGCGCTTGGCGTTACTCCATGTGAAGCAGACACCGCAACAGTTAAGCGTGTGGATTTGATTGACGATGGCAAAGATGATGTGTTGACATGGCTTGTTGGGCGTGGTGATGTCATCGAGGGTGCTAATGGTGAAGGCTGGGTTGGCGTGACTTGCATTAATGCTGTTGCTCACTCTGATGGCAATCCTATGGCAAGGTATCATCCTGTTAATCGTGCCTTCATGTGCTTCCATGAGTCATGCCAACATCTTGACAGTAAGACCTACCTTGAATGGGTGCAGGCAGAAGGTGGCCCGAAACATTCGCATGGGATCCGTGAAGAATTGTTAGCATCAGTTATGGTTGATACATTAGCTAAACTCGAACCTACTGATATGTTTAGCCAAGATGCGGCTAGTGCTATTGCTGAAGTCGAACGTAAGGAGTTAGGACGATTGGAAAAGAAAGATTGGTTCAGCAGATTCGCTTACATTCAAGCCGATGAATCTTATTTTGATTTGGTTGCCAGACGTGAAGTCAGCCGATCTACTTTCAACGCTTTGTTCCGTCATCTTGAGTGCAAGTCCATTCATACTGGGCGTAAGATTGAAGCCTCAGTTTGCTATGACGAAAACAGACAAGCGATGGGCGCACATGCTTTGGTGGGGATCACTTATGCTGCTGGGGAAACCATGTTGACCGCTCTTGATGGTGACATGTACGGCAATCGTTGGCGTGATGCACGTCCTGATGTGACGGGTAAGGCTGGTAATGTTACTCGTTGGCTTGACCATTGCAAGAACTTAGTTCCTAATGAAGCTGAACTCGAGCATATCTTTAACGTAATGGCTTACAAAGTTCAAAACCCTAAGATCAAGATCAATCACGCCATTCTGCATGGTGGCGATCAAGGAGCTGGTAAGGATACGATGTATGCGCCTTTCATCTGGGCAGTGTGTGGCCCTCACTTTAAGAACCGAGGGTACATTGATAACGATTCGATGAACAGCCAGTTTGGTTACGCATTAGAATGTGAAATCTTAGTCCTTAACGAACTAAAAGAAACCGATGCACGAGAAAGACGGGCATTGGCTAACAAATTAAAACCGATCATTGCTGCGCCTCCAGAAACGTTGTCTATAAACCGTAAAGGGTTACACCCTTACGATATGGTGAATCGTTTGTTTGTGCTGGCTTATTCAAATGATCCTGTACCAATTCAATTAGAGTCACAAGACAGACGATGGTTCTGCGTTTGGTCACATGCTCCTCGTATGGATTACGCAGAAGCGCAATCAATGTGGGGGTGGTTCAAGACAGGTGGTGGCTATGAAGCCATAGCGTCATGGTTGTATGCTCGTGACGTGTCAGCGTTCAATCCAGCAGCTGCACCGATGATGACGGAGTTCAAAATAAACTTAATTGAGCAAGGCATGTCGAGCGCTGAGTCTTATCTTGTTGAGCTGATGCGTAACCGTGTCGGTGAGTTTGCAGCAGGCGTGATAGCATCGCCATTCCATGCGCTTTGCGATCGGTTAGTTAATACTGCACCAGGTAATATCAAGGTTCCTCAAGCTGCACTTCTACACGCTCTTAAAGAAGCTGGCTGGAAAGATATGGGTCGCCTTAAGTCGCGTGAATTTCCCAGCGTGAAACATATTTACATGGCGCCTGATGATGAAGCCATTAACGCGCTGAGTAAAACAGAACTTAGGAAAAAAGTTGAGCCGGAACTAAACAGAAAATTGTCACTTGTGAATTGAAAAACCAAAATTTCTAAATTTCAAATCAAATCGGATTAAATTGGGTTTTGCTCAGAAATAGTTGGGCAAAACTTTTTTGGTTGACGGGCAGATTTTTAGCAATTACCCTACAACCTAGTAGGAAATAGGGGATTTATACCCTACAACCTAGTAGGAAATAGGGTTATTTTTTAGGCGGTTTTTAAACGATTTTAGGCACGTTTATTTTTATGGCTATGTTACTATTGCTTTTACAATATAACGCCTTAAAACGTGTTATTTAGTGTAAAGATGCTTGATTGATGGGTAGGTTATAGGTTGGAATAGCAGAGTGCAAGGTATAAAAAAAGGCCGCTTGTTAGGCGGCCTTATTGAATTATTAAGTTAAATTAGCTTACGGTAGACTGGTAAAATGTTTAGTTAAAAGTAGTTGTATCAGTTTACTTTTGTTTTTTGTTTCTTTTAACCGCCTTACTTGCCACTGTTTTAAACTAAAAGTCTGCAAGATGTTTTTATCCTCTTTTGCTATGGCCGGGCGGCCTGGTTTATAGTTCATTTTATAATATCCTGGAATAGTAAAAGGCCGCGTATTAAGCGGCCTTGATTGATTAATGGGTAAATTCGACTATTGAATCATGCTCAAGTGCAAAACGTGTCGCAGTGTCTAAATAATCAAATAACATGTAATGGATTGTTTGGTTATATACAAAATAGACTTTATACATTGTCTTAGTTCCTGCATGGCATAATTACATAAATAATGTCATTATCTAATGACGGCATAAAATAACCGCATTCATTACAACTGTATAAACGTTTTGGTGTAGTGTTACCGTAATACTTGCAAATAGCATCATTAGCCAGGGCGACATATCCCCAATCAAATTGATGCAAGATTTTATTTAAATTTTCATCATGGTTATTTGCTTTTACCGGTGTTAGTATTTTATCGAAAGTTGGATACTTACCTTCAATGGGTGTAAATATCTCAACTTCATTCATACATTGCAGTTCATAACGACCATTGTTTAAAAATATACATACTTCTTTTGTTTCGTGTTTACTACCCATCTTTTTAAGTAGCGCTTTGATAGTTTCTACTGGAACGATTAAATAACTATCTGGAATAGGGTTATCATTATTATCTAGTTGATTGGGTAGTTCGTTTTGATACGTGTTGATATGGCATAGGATATGCCCGTTTGATGCTGAAACAGTATCTTTTGTAATCTTTAAACCGTTAAGGCAATAACGAATATCAGTTTTTTTAGGTGTTGCGGTTAATGCTAGTCTTAAATCTTGTAATTTCATTTTAATTTACCTATTTTTATATATTGAGCGACACTATCGCGTAATTGTTGTATCTCTATAGATCTATATTCTTTTACTACTCTTAAGCAATAAGGCGGTTTTAAACTATCATTAATCGATGATACGTTGCTAAAGTTACCCGCCAACTCACGGGCAATCTTAGAAGTTTTACACTGTGCTTTATATACTGAGTTCATAATGTTAAAAGTAGTCGTTGTCAATGCAGTTTTGATAATATGCCGGCCATTCTTTTGTAACATCATCTTGAGTTATTCCGTAAACTTCTAACGCGCCTATAGCATCGTTATAATTGCCTGTTATTTGACATTCATAATTAGCTAATGAGTCCCATATAATAGATTTTATTGAATTGTTAGCAAGTTCCCAGCGTGTTTTTTCATCGCTTAAGTTATCAAGGCCAATCATTACAGTTTTAACGTTATCAGATGGGCATAACATTCCAGCATACAATCTTTTATACTCAACACCTGGCAAAGCTTCATCATTATATTGTTGTTCTGTAAATGCAAAGAAAGCGCCATTTGCGGTTAGTAAATCGTTAATTTTTTTTTCGATATTAAAATGATTCATTTTAGTTTACCTTTTAGTTATAGTTTAGTTTTTAAGCTGCTTGAATCATTACAAGCAGCTCACATATTAACCGAATACCACCAACAAATAACAAGGCGCTTGTTGCTGCTAATACATAAATTTTAAAATTGATTGTTGGCAGCTCAACTTTATAAGCAGGGTTTAAAGTTATCCTTTCGTTTTTAATAATGTATTTTTTCATGTCGATTACATTTATTTAGTGTTTTAGTTCCCAGGGAATCTGAAAACTTGACCATAGAATAAAACTATTTAGTTTTATTGTCAAGTAATCTTTTACAGTTAATTGTGGATATTGTGTATATCGATGTGTATAAGAATTTTAAGCAGTTTTGTACACAACATGCCCTTTATTGACGGGGCTTTGAAAGCTATGTGTATAATGTGTATATGGTAGTTATTATATTAGTTATAAAATAATAAAATATAATAGTTATATTATTACCGGAAAAAAATGTTACAGCGCACCAATTAAAAACAGGTGTGAACATTATGCACATTGTACACAAATGCCAATTTAAACAGATATGCAAGGAACGCAAATACCCCTTGTGTGTACAATGTGTACAACTATAAAAACAGTTATGCACAATATACACAAAAGTAAATGGGGGTATTTTTGGGGGTATAATTTAAAAAAAAAATTAACTAAATGTTATCAATCAATAACTTGCAAGGGTAGTTTGGTTGCTACTATATCCACCAAACCAATGCTGATGTCATTACTCAAACCGTAAACCATATATAAATCAATAGGTTAGCTTGTAATGGTATGTTATAACGTAACGTGCCTGGTCGATGGGGGGGGTGATAGGGGGATTTTGAACCGCCCGTCGCCCATGTACACCCCCCAAACTAAATTTTTTTTAAATTTGAAATTAACCCCCACGAGAAATTTTTTTTTATTTGACCATTCCCCCACGAGAAATTTTTTTAAAAATTTCAGAGAAGATGTAAAAAACTTTACTACCATAGGTAAATGATGTTAAATATAATTTTGAAAGGAGGATAGATGATGATATCAATCCCATTTACGCCAAGAGAAGTGCAAGCCACCGAATGGCGCTTACAACAAATATATGACGCTGCTGCTTTAGGATTGAAAGGTGACAAGCTTGCCTTAGCCGCAGGGATGTTACCTTCCGAATATCGACAGTTATGCCAACTCGATCCTGTTGCTGAAATGGCAGCGTTAAAAGGTGCAGCGGATGGAGAGATGGAAGCCGCAACGCAGTTAAGAGAAGCTGCCAGAAACGGTGATTCGAAAGCAGCGCTGTCAATCCTGCAACATGTTCATGGTTGGACTGCCAAGCAGGAAATATCCATGTCAATTGAAACTATTAATATACAATCTGCCTTAGATGAAGCGCGTAGTCGAGTCATCGAAGGAATCAAACCTATTCAAATTCAAATAGAGGAACAAACTCACAATGGCTCAACAACCAATATATCGTCCAGACGAAGAACAGACGTTGATGGTGGAGTTATGGTCCCCCAAGATAGCGGATGATCCCGAAGCGTTTGTGCTGTTCGTGTTTCCTTGGGGGAAGAAGAACACACCATTAGAACACTTTCACGGGCCAAGAAAATGGCAACGGGAAGTGCTAAGGGATATTGCCGATCATATTAAGGAGAATAAAGGCCAAGTAGATATGAACACCCTGCGGTCAGCGGTGTCATCTGGACGTGGTATTGGTAAGTCTGCATTGGTGTCGTGGTTAATATTGTGGATGTTGACAACACGGGTAGGCTCAACGGTGATCGTGTCGGCTAACTCGGAAAGCCAATTAAAGTCCGTCACATGGGGAGAACTGTCACGATGGTATGCCATGTCAATTAACACGCATTGGTTTGAACTGTCTGCTACCAAGATAACCCCAGCTACATGGTTGACTAACTTGGTGGAAATGCAACTGAAGAAAGGTACGCGATATTGGGGCGCTGAAGGTAAGTTATGGAGTGCTGAGAACCCAGACAGTTACGCAGGGGTTCACAACCATGATGGAATGATGTTAATTTTTGATGAAGCGTCAGGTATTCCTAATGAGATATGGTCGGTAGGAGCTGGTTTCTTTACCGAGAATATCCTTGATCGGTATTGGTTTGCTTTCAGCAATCCTAGACGGAATGAAGGATATTTCTTCGAGTGTTTTCACGGCAAACGAGCGTTCTGGAAAAGTCGTATGGTGGACGCGAGAACGGTTGAGGATACGGATAAACAGGTTTATGAACAGATTATTGCTGAGTATGGTGAAGATTCTTCCCAAGCACGGGTTGAGGTGTACGGTGAATTTCCCACCGCAGGTGAAGATCAGTTTATATCGCCCGACCTCATTGAAGATGCGTTTCAACGCCCCTTATATAAGGATACAACTGCGCCTATTGTTATTGGTGTCGATCCTGCACGAGGTGGGGTTGACTCAACGGTGATTATTGTCAGGCAGGGACGAGATTTATTAGCAATTAAGCGATACTCCGGTGAAGATACCATGACGATTGTTGGACGGGTCATCGATGCAATTGAACAGTATCGCCCTGCCTTGACAGTGATTGATGAAGGCGGTTTGGGCTATGGTATTCTTGATCGTTTAGTTGAGCAACGATATAAGGTAAGAGGCGTGAATTTTGGATGGAAGGCGACTAATGCTATTATGTGGGGCAATAAACGCGCAGAGATGTGGGGCGCAATGAGGGATTGGTTAAAAACTGCCAGTATTAAGGAGGATAGGCAATTGAAATCTGATTTAATAGGGCCTATGAAGAAACCTAATTCTTCAGGGACTATCTTTCTTGAAGGTAAGAAAGAAATGCGGTCTAGGGGTTTAGCCTCACCTGATGCAGCGGACGCATTAGCGGTTACTTTTGCGTTTCCGGTAGCCCATAGGGAACAACGAGAGCATAGGGAAGGAGGAAATCGGTCTTATAATTCATCTGGGGGAAGCACTTCTTCTTGGATGGGCGCTTAACATTTTAATAGCTCAGGAAAAATCATGGCAAATTTAGATACAGATTCAATAATGGAATCATTTGGTGTTGGTATGGATACCGAAACAGACGAAGAAAAAATGGACGAAGATACATTAAGTGAGATACGCGAACGTTTCAGTTCTGCGGTGGAGTTTACTTCTGTCAATAGACAGGAAATGTTGGATGATGTTCGTTTTGCACGATTAGGTGATCAATGGCCTGAGTCTGCAAAGTATGATCGAAATCGCCCAGGTAAAGAACGCCCAATGTTGGTGATTAACCGATTGCTTCAGTATCGTGATCGAGTGGTTAATGAAATTCGTCAGAATACTCCCAGTATTCGTATCCGTCCGGTCAACGATGAAGCCGATCAAGAAACAGCGGAAGTATTGCAGGGGTTGATTCGTCACATTCAAGATAATAGTAATGCTGGTATGGCTTACGATACTGCGGTGGAATCGCAAGTAGACATGGGTATTGGCTATGTGCGTATTCGTAATGATTGGGCTGATGATTCCAGTTTCGATCAAGAAATTTACATCGACCGGATACCTGATCCATTTAAGGTCTACATGGATCCGCACAGCAAATCACCAGATGGCTCTGATGCGGAATGGTGTATTTTAGCGGAAGAAATTTCCAAAGATGAATTTGAGCGTTTATATCCCGGCGTTGATGAAACGCATTTCGATGATGCAGGTAATGGCGATGCTCAAGGTTGGTACACTAAAGACAGCGTTCGTATTGCGGAATACTATTATATAGAGCATGAAGAAGTAGAAATAACTGATCCTCAAGACCCATCACAGGTGCGTATAGCTGATAAAAAACGTTGTATGTGGTGCAAAGCTACTGGCGATACTATTTTAGAGCGTGGTGAGCTTCCTACGAAGTATATCCCTATTGTTCCAGTCATCGGTCATGAACTATGGCTACAAGGTAGACGTTATTTATCAGGTTTGATTCGCAATGCTAAAGATGCTCAACGGTTGTATAACTATTATCTATCTGCTAATGCTGAAAATGTTGCATTGTCGCCTAAAGCTCCGTTTATAGGCGTAGCAGGGCAATTTGAAACTGACCCTAATTGGGGAAGGGTAAACAAAGAATCCGTCGCATACCTCGAATATGACCCTGTATCAATAGCTGGAACACCTGTTGGCTCACCTCAACGGGCAATGCCTCCACAATCAAGCCCAGCGATCATGCAAGCTATTCAATTAGCTGAGAATGACATCATGCAAAGCATGGGGATTTACCAACCTACTTTAGGCGCACAGTCTAATGAAACGTCTGGTAGAGCCTTATTATTGAGGCAAAAACAGGCTGATATTAACACTTTTCATTATCAAGACAATTTATCACGTTCAGTCCGTCAAATTGGCCGTGTCGTGTTAGATATGATTCCAAAAGTCTATGATAGACCCAGAGTTGCACGAATTTTAGGTGAAGATGGAACGCCAAGAACCGTACAACTTAACCCTAACATTCAAACTCCGTCTGCTAACACTGAAAATACTGCGATTGATTCAATTTTTAATCCAACTATTGGACGTTATGACGTTGTTTGCGATGCAGGCCCTTCATATGCAACTAAACGCGATGAAGCAGCCACAATGATGCTGACTTTAACTCAAGCAAACCCATCATTATTTAATATCATCGGTGATTTGATGTTAAAGAATATGGATTGGCCAGGAGCTGAAGAAATTAGCAAACGACTTCAAGCCATGCTACCTCCGCAAATACAAGCGGTGGCTAAGAGTGGCGATAAAGTTGATCCTCAAGTCCTTCAAGCTCGGCAAATGATGGATGAATTAGCAGGTCAAATGGAGCATATGAGTCAAGAAATTACTCAACTTCGTGACCAACGCATGATTGAACTTCAAAAGCAGGAACGTGAATGGTTTGAAGCCCAAACTAAACGCATGGATGTCGAAGGTAAAATTATGATGACAGACACGCAATTACAAGCTGCTGTCAGAGAAAATTTAACCTTAATGATGGGTATGGGAACTCAAGAGCTAGTAGAAAATAATCAAGAATTTGAGCAGTTAGAAATGCAAGCAACTCAGCCACCTCCACAGCCTCAAGGTATGCCTCAAGGCGCACCACAAGGTCAAGCACCTGCTGGTCAACCTATTAGACCAGGCGCTATGCGAAGGGAACCTGATATTGCAGCATTAACAAGTGAAGCAAAACCCGGAGAAACGAAATGAGTGAAGAAATAATCGAAAGTACACCTGTAGAGATTCAAGAAGTTGAATCACAAGAAGTTGAATCAGAGGGTAATCAGGAGGAGGTAGAAACAACTGAAGAACCTACGTCCGAAAAACAAGACCCTTGGTATAAGAAACGGATTGATGAATTAACTCGTGATAAGCACGAAGCAAGAAGGCAAGCAGAGCGTTTGGAAAAGATGCTTGAGCAGCAGGAGCAAATACTTAGACAGTATTCTCCTGCTCAAGAGCAACAAGCGCCATCATTAGCACCACCTGATCCGTCACAATTTGCTGGCGGTCAGTATGATCCTCGGTATATGGATGCAATGATGCAATATACCCGTGAATCTGCGGTTATGGAGGCAAAACAAGCTGTCGCTCAGGAATATGAGCAACGGGCAAGATTGCAAACTCAACAAGCTGCACAAGCCAAATTGGAAACGGCTGAAGCCGCTGCTCGTGTTAGATATGCGGATTATGATTCTGTTATTGAAAGAATTACATCTGATCCAATATTAGCTCAGAATCAAACTATCAGAGAAGCTATATTAGGTATGGAAAATGGCCCTGATATAGCCTATCAATTAGGTAGAAACCTTGATGTAGCCTATGAAATCTCTAATATGTCACCTGTACAGGCAGGTATGAGATTAGCAGCGATTGTTAGGCAAGATGCCAGAACAAGTTCAGCACCAAAACCAATACGGCCTATTAATGGCACTGGAGGCACAGTGAATGGCACAAAATCCTACGCTGAAATGTCTACTTCGGAATATATAGCTGCTCGTAATGCAGAAGATAAAGCTAAACTGGTAGCACGTCTAAAACGCTAACAACTCTCCGACTCGCCACCAATACCATATTGGTGGCATTTTTTTATGTACATTTTAAATACGATATGGTATATAATGACCTCACATCTATTTAAACTTTTGCCTGTTTAGATAGCTAGGCAACCTCAGTACAGATAATTCGAGGGATTGGCTCCCATCTGGAAATAAATCAGGCTAAATACCTTTTTCTTTTCATTTGGAGACAAATATGTCTAATCAATTGCTTACCATAAGCATGATTACAAACGAAGCTCTACGGGTCTTGACCAACAGCTTAGTTTTTACTCGTGCAATCAGCCGTCAATATGACGACAAATTTGCCATCGAAGGCGCAAAAATCGGTACTACTATTAACTTGAGAAAACCTCCTCGTTATGTTGGTAGAACTGGCCCTGCACTTCAAGTTGAATCTTCTGTTGAAACTTACGTTCCATTGACTCTGAACACTCAGTTCGGTGTTGATATGGCGTTTACAACTCAAGATTTGAGCTTAAACATTTCTGACTTCTCAGATCGTTTTATTAAGCCTGCTATTGCTGCGGTTGCTAACAAAATCGACTATGATGGTCTACAACAATTCTTGAATGTATATAACATGGTCGGTACTCCTGGCGTGTTATCTAACTCACCAACTCAAGCTCAATCTTTGAACACAATCTTAGCTGCTCGTGCTAGATTGAACCAAGAAGCTGCTCCTGTTGATGAATTAAGAAGCATTATTGTTGATCCTACTATCGATGTTGGTATCGTTTCTGGTTTGACTAACTTGTTCAACCCACAAGGTGTTATTTCTGAAATATTCAAGAAAGGCGCAATGGGCGACAGCACTTTAGGCTTTAACTTTGCAATGGATCAAAACGTAGGTAACTTTACTTCTGGTTCTTTCATCGTTGGTACTGACACTATCGCTGTAGCTGCACAAGCTGGCGGTTCTGTTCAAACTAATGCTGCAACTACTTTTGGATTAACTGCTACTATTACTAATGGTAAAACTTTAACTCAAGGTACTGTTTTCACAATACCTGGCGTTTACGCTGTGAACCCACAAAACCGTCAATCAACTGGTACACTGCGTAACTTCGTAGTAACTGCGTTGACTACTGGTACTGGTTCTTCACAAACAGTTCAAGTATTCCCAACACCTGTATTTAGCGGTCAATTCCAAAACGTAACTAGCACCACTGGTACTATTGCTTCTGGCAACGCTACTGTAATTTCAGGTTCTGCTGGTGCAAGCTACGCCAATGCTATTGCGTTCCATCGCGATGCTTTTGCTCTTGGTACTGCTGATCTGTTATTGCCACAAGGTGTTGATATGGCTGGACGTGCTTCTGCTGATGGTTTGTCAATTCGTTTGGTTCGCCAATACGATATTAACTCTGACCAATTGCCGACTCGTCTTGATGTTCTTTATGGTTTCAGCACAGTTTATCCTGAGCTGGCTTGCCGTATCACTGGTTAATAGGAGTATTTTAATATGAGTAATCCAGGCCCTAATATAGTTGCAGTCGCACCAATCCGCGCTACATCTATTGTATCTTTAGCAGTAACTCCTGCTGCTGTTGCAACAATTACCACTGCCGAGCAAGATTTTACTCTTACTGGCGTTGCTGTAGGTGATTTTGTATCAGTATCAACTACAGCAGCTCAAACTGCTGGCGTTGCTATAACTGGCGCAAGAGTGAAAGCTGCTAATACTATCAGTATCACTTATGTAAACCCAACTGCTGCAAGTAAAACTCCAGCAGCTGATACATATTTAGTTCAAATTGTTCGTTCTTACCCTGTTGCTACTGACTTTATGACAGCATCACCAAGTAACTACGGTGCAATTGCGGCTAATAACCCATAGTAAGTTGAAGGTGGAGGTTTCCTCCACCTTTTTCCTTTTTTAGGTGAAATATGGCAATCGAATATCCATGCTCGATGCACAAAGACTCATATGACAATTCAACAATTGCCATTGATGAGCAAGAATATAAAGCTTTATCCAAGGATGGATGGCTAACTTCCCAAGAATGGGACAGTAAGGGTAAAGAAACTCCCGTAAAACGTGTTAGATCGACCAAATTTGAGGAATAGTAAATGTCTAGCCTAGCGAATCAGCAACAAAATTTATCCTTTCCAGGCTTATTGCAGGTTCCTGGCGGCATAACTTCAACTTTGCAACAAGTTCAAGATGGTAATGGTAATCCTACAGGATTAAGTCTTAGTTCTGCTGGAGCGTCTGTTACTACATCAAGTACATTTCAAGCATCTAAAAATGGGACTACATTAACTGGCGCTTTGCCACGGTTAATTAGTGATGGGTTTGGTGATCTTCCAACTGTTAAAGACTTTGGCGCTGTTGGCGATGGAACAACGGATGATACTGCGGCTTTTACTGCGGCTATTGCCGCTACACCCTTAGGTGTAGCTATTCCAGCAGGAAGCTATAAAATTACAGGAACAGTTACAGGTAATTTTTATAGCTTTGGGGTAGTAACAATAGTTACAGGAACCGTTACCACTATACAAAATTTAACTGCGTTTTCTGCATCTACAGGATCAACTTTAATAGGTACAATTCAATCTGGTGCAGGCGCAGTTGCTAGAACTGTAGCGGCTAAACTAAATGATATCGTGTCATTTAAAGATTACGGTGCAGTTGGTGACGGAATTACGGATGACCTTGTTGCAGTTAAAGCAGCTTTAGAAAGCGGTAAAATAGTTGATGGCGATGGATTAACTTATGCAATTAGTGGAACTTGTCAGCCTACATCATTTAAAGGCTTACAAAATGCAAATTTTATACAAATTGGCGATAATACAGCCACTAATTTTAAAACTTTGTCAATTGTTGGGATATCAAATTTCTTTATTGATAATGTTAAAATTAATATGGGGGCAAACGTAACAACCCTATTTAATGACGATGCAATTGCAGGGTTAGAAATTTTAGGCCTTCACTTAGGAACAAGTAATACATATGCCGAAAATTTTACTGTAACTAGAGTAGCTGTCACGGGTAATGGGTGCGGTTCAGCAATAAAAATTCGGCATTCTAAACGTTTTGTAGTTGAAGCTTGTTTAGTGCATGACAGAATATCAGGGTCAAACCCTGATCCTACCAATGATTCTCAAAATGGTATTGAGATACTCAATTGTGCAGATTTTACACTTGCTAATTCAAATGTTTATAACCTTAATTCCAGAATTGGGGGCATAGATTCACGTAAATGGACAAGAGGATTTCTTTTTGTAGAAATTAGAGATTGCGTAATTGTAGGGTGTAATTCAACTTCGGTAGATCAAGGTTTTGACTTTTCAGGCTCGTATGCTAGCGCAGATGGGTATACAGGGAATAGACGATTTACTATATCCGCATGTACAGCAAATAGTTGTTTAACTTATGGATTTAAATGCTCAAATGTTACTAAAGATGCACTATTAACAGGGTGTATAGCTAATAATACGGGTACAATAGGCTTTGTATTTTCTCCAAGCAGCGTAGCAATAACTGGAAATGAACAATATAACACTCAAAATATTGATGTTGTTGGGTGCAAAGTTGTCAACGTATTAGGAACTGGATGGGCTGGGGTAAATGCTGAAGGCTTTAGAGTAATGAGCAATCCAACATATACAACTTATCCAAGAGGTATTAGGTTTTCAAGTTGTAGTGTTACTGATACTCAAGCAATACCTACTACGTTGAAAGGATTTGCAAGTGATGTAGCCCCAATAGTTTATCCTACAGCAGGGTATAACACTACAATTGCTAATACAACTACTAATTGCACTGTCGGATCAGGCATACCAAGCGCATTTGATAGTATTGGCCCTATTGTTTGCTTAGTAACTTCATCGACAACTCAATCAATTGCAAATGCTACAGACACTTCATTATTATGGAACCTTAACCTTATTGACAATAGTGGGTTACATAGCATAGCTTCAACTACAGATAAAATTTATATTAAAGATGCTGGCACATATCAAATAAATGCCCAAATTTATTTCCCTGCAAATGGTACAGGCACACGCGTTATTAAACTTTTTAAAAATGGGGTGCTTATGGATCGTACAACTTCTTCAAGAAGTATAGTATCCGCATTAGCCGCTGAAACGCTTTTAACTTCAAATATTGATAATGCTGTAGCTGGGGATTATTATGCTGTAACTGCATATCAATCATCTGGAGGAGCATTAGCAATTAACAATAATGAATCATATTTTAAGATAGAAAAAATATAAATCTATTGTTATAATCAAAATATAAGGGATTAAATAATGGCTCGATATTTTACTCTGGATTTAGTTCCCCAATTAGGGGGGCAATTAGGTTTGATCTCCGCAGGGGTAAACTTGGCAAATACTTCATCTGCGGCGGCGATCTTCCAAGATCAAGCTTTAACTACACCTATTGCTAATCCTATAGTAATTACTAGCGGCTATAATATATCTTTTTGGGTAGCAGATGGAACTCAAGAATATGATATTCAGTTGATAGGTGGTAATCTTATATCAACAGTTTTCATTAATGATATTTGGACGTTGCCAGGGCCTATTTGGGGAAATCGATCAGTATTTTGGAGTAATGCTCCAGAAGAATGGGCGCATATTTCACCTTATCCTATTGCTGTTTCAATGGTCAGCAATGTTGGTCAGCTTTATACTGCAAATGATTTAGTACGCGCGGCAATGCGTTTAATTCAAGTATCCTCTGTAGATACTGATTTAACCGCAAATGAGCTTAAAGATGGAATAGAATCGCTTAATCGCATGTTAGATTCATGGTCTGCTGATGAATTAATGCTTTATCAGATCACTAGAGAAACATTTCAATTATCAGCTAACACTAATCCTTACACTATAGGTCTTGGAGCTACTTGGAATACTATCAGGCCAAGCCGAATCATAGATGCGTATTTCACTATCTACACAGGCAGCATACCTGTTGATTACCCCATGCAAATTATGGAATGGGATGATTACAATGCAGTAAGACTTAAAAGTTTACAAACTAATTTCCCCGGCTATTTGTTTTATGATAGAGGATTTCCTATTGGAAATGTCTATATCTATCCAATATGTTCATCAAGTAATGAAACAATTACTTTGACATCATGGAAACCTTTTACTGTTGTTAATGATCCTACTGCTTACATTAGCCTTCCTCCAGGCTATTGGGAAGCGATAGTGTTTAATTTAGCGATTCGTATTGCTGAAGAATACCAATTTGATATTAGACAAACATCTGTTGCATTAGCTCAAAACGCTATTAAACGCATTAAGAGAATTAATCAACGAACTCCTACCCTTAGTACGGATGTAGCGCTTATGAGTACCAGCCAAATGAGATACAATATTTATAGCGATGGATACGGACGATAATGCCAGAAGCCATTGTTCTTCCTATATTAGGGGCTGGCATAGCTGGACGGTCTAAAGCTGTTTCTGCACAAAAAAGGCAGAATCTTTTTCTCGAAGTTAAACCTGAAAAAGATAAATCAAATTTAGCCGCATATCCCACACCTGGCTTAACACTCTTTGCTAATGCAGGTAAGAACCCTTCGCGTGGATTATGGTGGTTACAATCTTTAAATTTACTCTACTCAGTAAATGCTAATAAGTTATTAGAGATTGATAAAAATGGCGTAATTACTGAAAGAGGAACGCTTTCAACGGCTGAAGGCACAGTATCAATTTCGGATAACGCTCAACAAATCATAATTGTTGATGGTGAAAACGGATACATTTACGAACCTAAAACACTTCAATTAAGTTATACATATCCAGCTAATTCTGTTTCAAATGTTTATAATCGAATAGGATTGACTATAACTGTAAATGGATATGTTAATGCTGGTATTGCTGGCGATACAGCTACCATCACTACTGATGGTGGAGATGTGCTTTCTGGAGCGTATACAATTACTTCAGCTACACAAGGAAGTTGGGCTTTTAATGTTGTATTACCATCTTTACAAACTCCTATTCTAGCAACTGCTTTAGTAGTAGGTTCAAGATATACAGTTTTAACTTTAGGAACTTCAGATTTTACACTTGCAGGGGCAGCTTCTAATGTATTAGGCGCTGTTTTTACAGCGACTAAATCAATCTTTGGCACAGGTACAGTTGTTCCTGCAACTATTGATGTTAATGTTCCAGCAACATCTTTGGTAGTAGGACAAAAATATATAATCTTAATCGTAGGAACTACTAATTTTACACTTTATGGAGCTGCGTCTAATACTGTTGGATTAGAATTTACTGCATCTGCCGTTGGATTGGGAACAGGCGTAACTATAAACAATAACTCTTCAGGACTTCTTACATATTTACAAAATGGCGTTGTTGCAGTAACCGAAACTGCAACCAATCGGCATACAAATGACAATGTTGATATTTTAAAAACCGCAGGGCCAGTGCCATCAGGTGAATATACAGTTAATTTTCCTTTAACTTCTGCTACTGCATTAATTGTTGGCACTCAATACATTATCAATAGTATTGGAACATCTGATTTTCAATTAGCTGGCGCTCAGAATAATGAAGTAGGCACTTCGTTTGCAGCTACTGGAACTACAATAGGCACTGGAACTTGCACATTAGCTAATGAATGGACTTTTAACGTTCCCATTACTACTCCTGCTGGCGCAGGAGGGTTAGAAGTAATTAATAATTTTAGACAGATTACAGCTGCTGGGTTTCCTGGCGGTAACACTGTAACTTTCTTAGATGGATATTTCATTGTTAATTCACCTAATACACGTCAATTTTATTTATCCCAGCTCTATGATGGGTTTACATGGGACGCTTTATCTTTTGCCAGTAAAGAGGCGTATACCGATAATTTAGAAGCAGTCGCTGTTGATAATAGCTGCTTAGTATTGTTAGGGTTTATATCTCAAGAATACTGGCAAAATATTGGTGCATATCCTTTTCCATTATTGAGAATACCAGGTTCACCTACTGATATGGGGGTAGCTGCTAGATGGAGTATTGCCCGATGTAATGGTGAACTAATCTATTTGGGAAGGGCTAGACGAGGCGGTTTATCAGTCGTGACGATCCAAAATTATCGCCCTGTTACTGTATCCACACCTGATTTGGATTTTCTTTTTAATGAATATGTAAATCCAAGCGATGCAATTGCTTTCAGTTATCGTCAAAACGGGCATGAATTTTATCAGATAAGTTTTCAACAACAAGGGGTTACTTGGCTATATGATGCAACTTCACAAGTTTGGAGTACCTTATTATCTGGTGCTACCACAAGACATTATGCTAATTTTGGTTGTCAATTTGACTTCCATGTAATAACTTCGGATTATCGTAATGGTAATTTGTATATTCTTGATCCTGCATCTTACACGGATAATGGTGATCTGATTGCAAGAGAATTAATAACACCTCATTTCTTTGCGAACACTTCGTTTAATAAGCTTCATATTTATAGACTTCGTTTAGATATGGAACAAGGCGGTGGGCTTAATGATGGTCAAGGTCAAAATCCTCAAGTCATGCTACAAGTAAGCCGAGATGGAGGATATACTTGGGGCGATGAAATGTGGGCGACTTGCGGAGCGCAAGGTGACTTCTTAAGCCGAGCTGAATGGCGAAGATTAGGAGTTTCACGAAACTATGTTTTTAAATTTAGAATAACCGATCCAATCAAAACAGTATTGATTGGCGCTGCTGCTTACGCAACACAGGCATCTAAATAATGTCTATTTCTCAACCTCCATTTCAGTCTACTTTAGTTGATGCTAATGACCGAGTGCAAACGCCTTGGGCGCAATGGTTTAGCCAATTACAACCTATTCTGCAATCAGTTGTAGCTAGTGGCCCTACATCAGGTAGGCCAACCCAAAATCTTTATATAGGATATCCTTATTTTGATACGACAATAGATCAAATGGTTTATTGGAATGGTGTCATTTGGGTAACATATGCGCCTTCTACGACTGGAACCAGTATTTTAAAAGGTAATGGCTCAGGTGGATTTAATAACGCTGTAGCAGGAATAGATTTTGCTCCTGCAACGTCCGGCAATGCAATTCTTTATGGTAATGGGGCTGGCGGTTTCAGTTCAGTTTCTATTGGCTCAGGTGTTACTTTTGCAGGCGGTGTTTTATCTGCAACTGGGTCAGGTGGAACGGTTACTTCCGTAACAGGAACTGCACCTATCACATCGTCTGGCGGTAATACTCCTGCAATTAGTATTAGTCAGGCTGGAACTGCTACCGATGGATATTTATCTTCGACTGATTGGAATATTTTTAATAGTAAAGCCCCAGCAACATCAGGCGCATCAATATTATATGGAAACGGTACTGGCGGATTTAGTAACGTAACAATTGGAAGCGGAGTTACATTTGTAGCTGGAACTTTAAGTGCTACTGGATCAGGCGGTACAGTTACTGCTGTTACCGGAAGTGGAAATATTGCTTCTAGCGGTGGAACAACACCCGATATCACTTTTACTGGAACGCTACCTATTGCCAATGGCGGTACAAATGGCACAGCTACACCCACAGCAGGCGCTGTCGCTGTCGGTAATGGTACTCAATACGCATTTACCGCAGCAGGATCAGCAGGTCAGGTTTTAACATCTAATGGCTCAACAGTGCCTACTTGGGCAACTGTAGCAACAGGTATTGGTACAACAGGTTATTGGGGGGCATTTTGGGATACAACTAATCAAACTGCCGCCAGTACAACCGTAGCGTACACAATTAATATTGGTACTTCTGACCCTAATAATAATGGCGTTAGTATAGTTAGCAGCAATCGGATTACAGTTGCGCATGCTGGCGTATACAATATTCAATACTCCATACAGTTTCAAAACATTGGTACGGGAAACAAAAATTATAATACTGATGTATGGTTTCGTTTAAATGGCGTAGATATTCCAAATAGTAATAGTGTATATTGGATTGCATCAAAAAACTCAACTATTAACGGTGAAATGATTGCAGCCGTAAATTATGTGCTGTCATTAAATGCTGGGGATTATATTCAAATTTTATGGGCTGTTAGTGACATCGATATTTCAATTGTAACATTGCCAGCTACCTCAAGCCCAACAGTTCCTCAAACACCTGGAGTTATTGTAACTGTAACACCAATTACTGAAGTAGGTATAGGGTATTACAATTTAACTTCTGTTTCTTCTGTAGCTATCGCAACAGGATCAAAAACATTTACTACAAACCTTTCTAATATTTCAACGGCTTTTACGGTAGGAACTAGAGTTAGAGTGGCTTACGTCACTACACCTGCTAATTATATGGAAGGTGTAATTACATCTTTCAGCGGTACAACTTTAGTAGTTAATGTTGATTCTATTGGCGGTTCTGGTACTTATGCTAACTGGACAATCTCGGTTGCTGGTATTCAAGGTTCTAATGGTGTTACATCAATTACAGGAACAGCTAATCAAGTAATAGCCTCAGCTTCAACAGGCGCAATCACCTTAAGTTTACCTCAAAGTATTAATAGCGGAGCTGCACCTACCTTTTTAGGTACGAACTTTACAGGTATTCCTAATGCAGGCTTGACCAATTCAACCATTACTATTAATGGAACTTCTACTAGCTTAGGAGGGTCAATATCAGTAGGTACAGTTACATCAGTTGGATTTACTGGAGGATTGATAACTGTTGCAACCCCTACTACTACTCCAGCATTTACGGTTGCAGGTACTTCAGGCGGAATTCCATATTTTAGTTCAGCATCTACTTGGGCTACTTCCGCAGCATTAACAGCTAATGCTTTAATGATTGGTGGAGGAGCTGGAAGCGCTCCTGCCACCACTACAACTGGAACAGGTGTATTAACTGCACTTGGAACGAATGTAGGCGCTGCTGGTGCATTTGTAACTTTTAACGGCGCATTAGGGACGCCATCAAGCGGCACGGTTACAAACTTAACAGGTACAGCATCCATTAATATAAATGGAACAGTCGGTGCAACAACAGCTAATACAGGTGCTTTTACTACTTTAGCTTACACAGGCACACTTACAGGCGGCACAGGCGTAGTTAACATAGGCACAAACCAGATATACAAAGATGCTTCAGGTAACGTGGGGATTGGAACGAGTAGTCCTAGTAGTTGGGGTAAGTTTGCAGTAGTAGGTGCTTCATCTGGAGGTCAAGTAGTGGCTTCTATTGTGAATACAAGTGGAACAGGAAATACACAAGCAGTATTAAGTTTTGATACTACTAATAATGGTTTTAATGTTAGGGATAGCCAAATAAGAGCAACTAACAATGGTGGCAACCAAACCAGTTTAACATTTTATACAGCTAATGGAACAACACCAGCAGAACGTATATGTATCGATTCTGTTGGAAACGCTTACATAGAAACTGGAAATCTTTGGCAATATGCCCCCGCGCCTACTTCTATAGCGGCAGTAACTACATTAACTGTGGCTCAGTTACAGACAGGTATTATCAATACTACAGGCACTACATATACTGTTACTTTGCCGACTGGTACAGCTATAGATGCAGGTTTTATAGGAGTTCCTACTACTAATATCGGCTTTGATTTTCATATTGTCAATACGGCTTCTGGGGTCATTACATTGGCAATTAATACAAATGTTACATCGCTAGGGGTATTAACTGTTGCAATCGCCGCATCAGCACATTTCAGATTAAGGCGAACTGCTGCGGCAACTTACATTTTATATAGGTTAGCTTAATGATTGAATATACATGGAAGATTACAAATATTGAATGTCAACCTGATGCTGAAACATTAGATAATTATGTAACTAAAGTTTATTGGTGTATAAACGGTTCTGATGGAATCATTTTAATATCTCAAATAGGCTCAATTGATTTTCAATTTGCACCTAATATTAAGTACAAACCTTATGGTGAATTAACTCAAGATGATGTTATTGGATGGGTTCAAACAGCATTGGGAATTGATGGTGTAACTGGATTTGAAACATTTATCGCAAACGTTATTGATGCACAAAATAAGCCTACTAAAATTTCATTACCTTTACCTTGGAATAAATAAGATGCCTTTAAAGAAATGATCGACTTTATGGTTTTAGCACTTCCTAGATCAGGAACAGCATGGGTTTCTAACTTGCTGACAACTGATACTTCATTGTGTATCCATGAATCAGCTATGGATTACCATACGACTGATTTAGATGCGATGGCGTATAACGGAACTTTAGGAATTGCTGAAACCAGTGCATTTAATAGAGTGGATGAACTTAATCTACACTCTGCTAAAAAGCTAATTATAGACCGTCCTTTTGATGAAATAAATCAATCAATAGCAGAGCTAGGCTTTAAAGCGATGCCTTCATATTCGGCTGATTTGATGATTCAACTTAAAGGGTATAGAATAGCTTATAAAGACTTGTTTAATTACGAAATTATGTCAGAAGCATACTACTATTTGCTTCGCAAAGAACTTAACCAAGAACGGCATAAAATGTTATGTCAAATGAATATACAGAATACCGCAGCTATTGAACGTGTCAGAGGAATAGTATGAATAATATTATGGCCATTGCTAATGTAGATATTACGCAGATACTGTTACAGTTAAAACGTAATCCTCAGCTTTGGAACAGAAACCCTATCAGAACTAATACACCTTCTAGTCCTCATTATGGATTTGAGGATATTCATGTTAGATTCCGCGATCTTGCTGAGTATGACGGTGGTGATTGGACTAAGTTCAATGGGGAACACCGTTCATGCTGGTATAAAGAAGCAGATAGCCTTCCAGCTATTAAGGATTTAGCCTTTCAGTTAATGACTACCATGAAAGGTGAAGAATTAGGTGGAATCTTAATATCTAAAATTCCTCCTGGTGGATTATGCAAACCCCATACTGATACTACTTGGCACGCCAAGTATTATGACAAATATGCAGTACAGTTAGAAAGCCATCCAGATCAAGCGTTCTGTTTTGAAGAAGGAGAGCATATATCTCCACCAGGTGAAGTCTATTGGTTTAATAACCAAGCCGTTCATTGGGTGCGTAATAATTCTCCGGTTGACCGGATCACATTAATTTTCTGTATTAAATCAGATAGGAGGTTTTTATGCCTTGGGGAATAGCAGCGGCAGGTGTAGCATCAGGCGCTTTAGGTGCGGCAGGGCAATCTGCTGCTTCAAGCGCACAAGCTCAAAATGCGCGAGAACAATTAGAATGGACTAAGAAAGTCTATGGCAATGCTCAAAAAGACATCAAACCCTACACGCATTTAGGTGAAGTTGGGGCTACAGGATATGAAGCTAATCTACCTTATCTGACCTCACGATATGGTATGGAGGACTACAGACAAAGTCCTTTATACACACCGATAGTAAGAAATTTAGCTGAACTACAAGCAACGCCAGGCTATCAATTTCAATTGCAACAAGGTTTGCAAGGTGTTCAACAAAGTGCAGCTTCTAAAGGTGGCTTGTTATCCGGTGCAGCTGGTCAAGCCATGAACAATTATGCGCAAGGGCAAGCTGCTCAAGGTTATCAATCGGCTTGGGAAAGAGCGCAAAAAGCCTATGGTACAGCATTTAATCAAGATTTAAGTCAGAAAGCACAAATTGGTACGATGTATTTAGAACCTGCCAAGTTAGGTCAAAACTCTGTATTAGGCTTAGGTCAAATAGGTGTAGGCGCTGCTAATGCAATGGCTCCAGCTTATCAGGCATTAGGCGCTGCTAATGCTGCTGGCGCATCAGCTGGATGGACTGGCGCTGCTAGTGCAATACCTGGATTAGCTAAATTAGGTGGTCAAATGTATAGCGATTGGAGCGGATTACAAGGGATTGGCTCTGTCTAATAATATTGAATTAAGGAATTATTGATGTCTGATTTAACTGAAATTTTAAAAATGCAATGGGAAGCATATCCTAATGCACAAAAAACCTTAAACGAAGGTTTAGCTTCAAATATTTCTTTAGAAAATGCCCGTAGAGCGCAACAAGAGCGTGAAGGGTTAAAAGCTTTATATGCTCAACAAGCTAACCCATCGTATCAAGCGATCGGGGCTATCAGCCCTGAATACGCACAAACGGCAATGAAAAACCAGTTGGAAATGCAACAAGCTATGATGGGGATGCGTCATCAACAAGCACAAACTGGTGAAATTGAAGATAAAATGGATCGTGAACGTGCAAAAATAAGAGCGCAAGTAGCCGTTCCAATTGTTGATATGTATTATGAAAGATTAGCTAAAGGTGTTCCTCAAGATCAAGCACTTCAAATGTTTCATTCTGAAAGCGGACAAGCTTTATCAAATTTTCAACAACAAGGATTAATAGATAAAAATTATCCTCCTTATGATCCTAATACTATATCTCCTGAAGCTGTTGAAACCGCTTCTGCTGGATTAAATGTATTTACGCGTAGGCTTCAAGCTTTGCAGGAATCAGCTAAAACAACAGCAGAACAACAAGCTAGAGTTAATGTAGGTGTTCCAATGACTGCGCAGCAACAATATGGCGGTGTTGAACAAGTGCCAGGAGTTGTTGGAGCATATCAAAAGATACCTGCATTGGGAGGCACTTCTCAAATGCAAATGCCTGATGAAATGACTGCACAGCTTAATTCAATAAATACATTGCTAACTACTGTACAAGAACCAACAGCAAGAGAAGCACTTATTAAAGCGCGAAATGATTTATTGAATACTCTTCCTCCAGAACAAGGAAGCGCAATTGTAAACCCTGAACAAGCTAGAGATTTACAAATTAAACAAACTGCTGAAAAAGAAGGCGCAATAATTACGGCTAAACAACAAGCTGAAGAACAGCAGACAATCAATAAATCGCTTAACTCATTTGAAACGCTTCCTGACATTAATCATATCCGAGATTTGGTTAAAGGCTCAATAGGAAGTGATATTGAATATTGGACTAATAGATTTGGTCAAACTATAGGTGAATCTTTAGCATCAGGCGATATTCAATCAGCTTTAGCGGTTGTCGCAAATGATATGGCTAATACTGTACCTTTTGCACCAGGATCGCAATCAGATAAAGAATTAGCGCAACGATTAAAACAAGTTGGTAATCTTGAATCTGATATGACTATCGATCAAAAAATGGCAGCATTTGAAGAATGGTTTAAAAAAGAACAACGTTATATTGGAAAATACGGTAAATATTCAGATGCTGAATTGTTAGATTTGGGTAGAGAAGGTAAAATTACTCATGAAACTGCAATGAAAGTTCGTGCTAATCGAAATAAAGGTCAATAGCCATGAATGATGAAGAATTTACCGCAGCGTTTAATTCTAAACCGCAAGTTAATGATGCGTTTTCACAAGCCTTTAATATTGCTACAGGTAAACAAGCTGCTCAAGTAACACCATCTCCTTGGGAAGCTTATGGCGTACCTAAATATCCAGCTCAAGAAAGTGCATTGATGCGAACGGGACGAGGCGCAAACATCGCATTAACTAAAGCTGCAACAGGGCTAAAAGGATTATTTGCTGATTTATCTGAAGAAGATATTGCTAAATTAAGAGCTGGTGAAGCCTATATGCAAGAAGCAGGGCTCCCTGCAGCTTTAGGTGGGTTAGGTGTAAATATTGCTGCTGAAGCAACTGCTATGACCCCTATGGGTAAATTACCATTCCTAATGCGTGTATTAGGCGCTGGTGGGACTGCTGCTGCATTATCACCTGAAGATCGTGCTAAAGCTGGAATGTATGGCGCTGCTGGTCAAGGTGTTGGCGAAAGTGTTGCTAAAGGATTAGGCGCTATGTTTAGAGGCCCTGTTGCTGCACCTGGCGTTAAAGAATTTGTTGAAGCTGGCGGTGAACCTACTATTGGTCAAGCATTAGGTGGAACGCCTAAAGCTTTTGAAGAAAAATTAACTGCCTTACCCTTTTTAGGTGGTCATATTAATGAAGCTCAAAAAAGAGCATTAGAAAGTTTTAACACTTCTACACTTCAAGGTATTGTTGACACTTTAAATAAAGGTATTCGCACTGCGCCAAGTCAAGAAGCTGCATTGCCAGGTCAAGCCGCTGTTCAACGCGAGCTTGTTGATTTAGGTAAAATTAAACCTGATTCATCAGGGTATAAGGCTGTTAAAGAAGCGGCTAGTAAAGCTTATGATAATTTAGCACTTCAAACTAGCGGTGAAATGACACCTGAGCTTGCATTAGGGCTTCAAAATATTAAAGATTTTGCAGGAAAAGGAGCGCCTGACGATCGAGCTAAACAAATAGCAAAACTAATAGATTACAGTGTAATTAATCGTTTTAAAGAAGGCCAAAGATTAAATGGTAGCTCAATAAAACAAATGTTATCTGAATTACGTGTACTTAGTGACAAATATAGAAAAAGTCCATCCGCTGATGAAAACCTTGTTGGCGATGCAGCTAAAGAAGCCGCAAGCCTGATTAAGCAAATGATGGAGGCGCAAAATCCACGTTATGCAGAAGCATTAAACGCTGCGGATAATGCGTATCGTGATGCTAAACGAATGGAAACTGCAATGACATCAAGCGTAAGCCATGAAATGGCTACGCCAGCTTCGCTTCTACAAGCTTTGCGAGGTAAAAATCGTGTGGGTTACGCTGAAGGTGAAATGCCTATGCAAGTTGAAGCTAGAAGGGCGCAAGAAATTATAGGTAACAAACTTCCTTCATCAGGCTCGGCTGAAAGATTAAACGCAACTAGAGGTTTTAATGAACTAGCAGGCGATCTTGCGGGTGCAATTCCTGGTGCGTTACTGAAACATTACGGAGGTGCGCATTTTTATACTCCTGCCTTTCAAAGAATGATGGTTGAACAATTGTTAAAAGAAGCAGGGCCTATACGAGGCGCAGTTGGTCAAGGCTTATCTCGAATGGGCCCATATGTTGGTTCTGTCGGTGCAGGCGCAGCGCAACAAGGTAGAAGATAATGAACAACCATATTTTTAGGAATTAAAATGACTCAAGCATACTTATCACCGATTCTACAAAACGCTCAGTTTAGCGATGATGGGACTTTCCTAAATGGTGGTCTTATTTGGTTCTACGCTGCTGGCACTTCTACACCATTAACTGCTTATCAAGACGGAGCGGCTACAACACCTTGGCCTAACCCTATAGTTCTAAACGCTAGAGGTGAAACAGGCGGTGAAATTTGGTTAGATGGTATTTACAAGTTGGTATTGCAAGGCGCTCCATTAGCTGGTGAAACTAATGGCCCTGCTATCTCAACCTTTGATAACATTTACGGTGTCAATGCTCCGACATCGTTTGCGCCCCCTTATGTATTTGCAGGTACGTCTACTTCACAATCTAACACCGACATCTTCATGGGTTGGAATGGCGTTAATTTTACTGCTTCACAAGACACTACTGATTTTGGTGCTAACTGGCCTATTAATATTACGGGAACTGCTGGCCCTGTTGGTCATGTAGCTGCTTATGCTGGTAACGTAGTGCCTTTAGGGTACTTAGAATGTAATGGTGCAGCCGTATCAAGAACAACTTATCTTAATCTTTTTGGTGTCTGTGGTATTTTATACGGAGCAGGCGATGGCACAACGACTTTCAACCTTCCTGATTTAAGGGGTTATTTTGTTCGTGGTTGGGATAATAGCGCTGGGGTTGATGTAGGCCGTGTCTTAGGTTCTACTCAAGCAGATTTAGTTGGCCCGATTACAATTACCGATCCTGGACATACACATACTGATGCAGGTCATACACATTCATACACTAATAATCAGGGTAGTGGAAACGGTGGTTCATCAGGGTCAGCTGCACCTACTGGCGCAACTACAGGCACAGGCGTTGCAGATATTCAATCAAATACAACTGGTATTCAAATTGCGTCTGGCGCTGAAACCCGTCCTAAAAACGTAGCAATGATGTATATCATAAAAACATGAAAATAATCTGGTCAGAAGCATCAACTAAACGTGGGCTTATTTGGCTTTTAACAGCCATTGCAGGTTCAGTATTCATTTATCTAGGTAAGCCTATAGATCAGCTTTTGATACTTGCCAGTGCAGTTGCAGGTGGATTAGGATTGGTTTTAAAAGATTAAAAGGAAAAACCATGACAGATATTGATCTTAACTGCCGAGTGGCTAAAGTAGAACAAAAAATTGAAGGTCTTACGCAAGAACTTCATAAAGAACTTGAAGATTCCAGAAGAAGATCGGATCGTATTTTCTTAGCTTTAGATGAACTTAAAAAAGAATCTGCAAACAACAAGGGTTTCTTTGGAGGGGTGGTCTTTGCTGTAGCCGCTATTTTCTCTGTTATAGCATACGTTTTTGGTAAAGGATAAAAGATGGAACATTTAATATCATTATTGTTTTTGGCTCGTGATCTTGCTCATCGTGAGCATTTAAGAACTAAATCTTTTGCCCAGCATATGGCGTTAAACACTTTCTATAATGAAATTGTAGAAAACGCTGATGCTATTGCTGAAGCTTATCAAGGCCAATATGGTCTTATGAGTAACATTGAGATTTTAGGCTTTAAAAGTAGCAGGCAAAGCATTATCACAGAATTGCAAACGCAAGTGAAGTGGATAAAAGACAACCGATATAAAATATGTGATAAGGATGATACACCTATTCAGAATTTAATTGATACGGCTGTTGAAACTTACTTGTCTACTTTATACAAATTACGGTTCTTAAATTGATGTCGGCATTAGAATTATTAATCAAACTCATTAAAGAATCAGAAGGATGTAAACTTACCAGTTATAAATGCCCAGCAGGGATTTGGACGATAGGTTACGGTCAAACCAAAGGCATTAAAGAAGGAATGATTTGGACACAGAACCAAGCTGATGAAGATTTAATTAAAATGGCATTAGAGGTGCTTAATCAAGCGATTAAGGCTTCACCCATACTAGCAACAGTTAATATGGAAAAACAAGCTGCAATAGCAGATTTTGTTTATAATTTAGGCATTGGTAGTTATACTTCATCAACGTTAAAAAAGAAAGTTGATGTAGGTGATTGGATTTCCGCAGCGGTTGAAATCAAACGTTGGGATAAAGCAGGCGGTAAGGTCTTAAAAGGTCTTACTATTCGTAGAAATAAAGAAGCAAAATTAATATTATCATGAACGAAATTACATTGACATTGTCATTAGAAGAACTAAACATCATCATGAACGCATTGGGAGTTGGTCAATTTACCCAAGTTGCTCCGGTCATTCAAAAAATACAACTTCAAGCAGGCCCACAAGTTCAAGCGATGCCTGCTGAAGAAGTAGTTGAATAGTTACTTATTAAAGCCTGGTATTGGCTCAATAGGTTGAATTTGCGGAAATGGGGCAACTAGCATAGCAGGTGCTATTTGCTCCATTGGTGGTAAGATCGGCAATTCAGGTGTAGTGATGTTTGTGCCTAAGGCCATTCTATTAATAGTCATACCGTTAGAACAGGTTGTTAAAGTACCAAAAGTTGTGCAGTTGATTGATTCTGCTGATGCTACATTAACCATTAAGGATATGATTAATGCTATAGTAAGATATAAATTAATCATTCTAGCTTTATAAAGTTTAGCTTCTAGTTCTTCACAGTTATAAAAGATCATTGTTGTTCCCCAAATAATTGATTGCGCTCTCTAGCCATCCTCAAGGTGCAAAAACGTTGATGTAGCCGTATTAAAACCATCGCACGTCTAGCACCTATTTTTTCTTCCTCAAGCAATTTAAATACTTCTTCTTCGCTCATGTTTGCCAAAACATCATTTAACCCTCGCCAACTTAATTTCATCGTAACTCCGCTATTGCAATTTCAGATAACGTGCATTTTTCCTGTAAGACAGAATAAATGCGCTCGTCTATAGTATTTTCAGTCATTAAAATATAACACCATACTTCACGTTTTTGACCACTCCGATGAATGCGCCCTATTGCCTGTTCGAATAACTCCAATGACCACGGTAATGATAGAAATACTATCTTATTGCCGTGATGTTGAAGATTTAAACCATGCCCTGCGCTCTTAGGGTGCGCCAACAACAACTCAATCTGCCCAGTATTCCAACGTTCAACGGCATTAGGATCATCTAATGTTTGCGCGTGAGGGTATCTCCGCTTGAGTTCTTCGAGTTCTTCCTTGTACATGTAAAAAATCATTGTACAATCTCTTTGATTTTCTGCAAGCAATTCTTCTAATCTATCAAATTTATGGCTAGAAAACCATATTGATTGTGTGGAAGTGTTGAACTTACCTGGCGACTTACTGGGTGTAGTTGTTGAGTGATAAACGAACCCAGAACTCATTTGCTGAAGCTTACCCGTTACTACTGCAAGATTAGTTGCAACCGCAGTTGCACTGGGAAACGCTACAACTAAATCCTTCTTCATAGTATTATAGTGTTCCATATCCATCTGGCACTTAATCTCAACCATGTGCAAAGGTGGCATCAGATCAGCGTAATCACCTGCATCTAACAAATAAGTAGCGGGTTTGATAGTTTTCATAATCTTAGGTAAGGAATCAGGCCGTGCAGCCCATTCACCATAATCTCGATTCATCAGAACAAAATATTGCTGTAGGAAAGCGTTTTTGCTTCTACCTAGCAATGATTGGTCTACTACTTTACATTGTCCAAACACATCTTCTAAACCATTGCTAGTAAATGATCCGGTCAAGCCCCAGCGTATCTTGAACAGGTCTATCACTTTGAACAAGGCTTTAAAGCGTGATCCAGATGGGTTCTTCAAACGTGTCAGCTCGTCAAAAACAATGCCATCAAAGCCTTGAAGTAAGTCTGGACGTTCACGGCATAGCCATAACAGATTGTCGTAATTGGTAACGATCACATTAGCAGCGCAATTAAACGCTGCTATTCTGTTCTTAGCAGTTCCAATAGCTATTTCAATGAATATGTTAGAAGCCCATTTAAGTCCTTCCTGCCTCCAAACGTCAGTACACACACGTTTAGGTGCAAGGACTAAGAATCGTTTAACATGCCCGTCCTGAATCATCGCTTGCATAGCTGTTAGAGTGATGGCCGTCTTGCCAGCACCAACAGGTGCAAGAATCATCGCTCGATCACGGCTGTACAAGAAATCAGCAGCTTCATCCTGATAAGGTCTTAAAACCATTGGTTTCTCCAATTTAAATAAGCTTCACAAGGCGTGCGCCCATATCCTGCAATTTCGTAAGGCCCTCCGCATACCCAAAATCGTCCTACACGTTTAATTTTTGGTTTCATAGCTGCGCTCGTTAGCTTTAAAAACGTTTTTCTTACGTTGTTTGTTAGTTGTCTTATTAGCCATATAATTATTTAATAAAGTGCATCCAAGGGCTTGGTGAAAATCCGAATGTAGCCACTCGTTCATCACCATCAATATATCCAGCAAGTTTCCAACCGATAAGTAGTCTAATGCACTTATCAGGATGGCTTTTGTACTGCCTAATGTAGTAGTATTTAAATGCTATTAACTTTTTATTTCTGTATAGTTTTGCTACTGACAGTCCAGATCTTCCTGATCCAGCTACACCCACTACACCATTGCCTACAGCATCATCACCTGAATTTATTAGTGTATCTTCTGCGGGATTGTATCTAACACTTAATACTTTATATGAGAAATAATACAACTTGTTTCTCCACAGCCATGCAGTTCTGTTGCGCCAACGCTGGTACTTGTTCTTAACTGGAATAAATGGTGCATATAAAGTTTTAAAACCTTCATCTCCATCAATGGGATTGTCTTGCGTTTGAAAATAATACAGCCATTTAGGAAGCCAACCTTCTTCATTTGCAAACAATGCTACAAATGGTGCTAAAGGTAAAGATAGTAAATTTGTTACCAAGTTTATAATCAGTAATATGAACCATTTAATGTATATCATTATTTTTTCCCCCTTCTTTCTAACATTGAATCAGCTTGCCCATAAGCAAGAAAAGCAATATCATCTTCATTCCACAATGTATTTTTATCTGCTGCTAACAAACCCTGCATCGCCAAGCCAGCAAAGTGATCTCGGAGTGCTTCTTCTCTATTTTTAAGAAAAGCATTTTGATTTTGTAGCCATATGATTTGTTGCTTAAGATCATTTATTTCTTTACTCATTCCCCACCTCCAATGCCGTGTGCTTTTTCTACTCTTCTTATCCATCTGATGACGTATCTGACTTGATGATCGTCCATATTTTCAACAACCCCTTCTTTATCAAGAGCATATATAACATCTTCTGTTAAGGGTTTGGGTGGTGCAAACTCATTGACCCCTTGTCTAAACCCTTTCCCATACCATTCAATCTTTGTTTCTGCTAAAAGAGGCTCAGGCTCTTGCTCAGGTTGGGCGAGTAGTTCTTCTATCTTAGCTTTCCAAAACTTGTCTAACTTTGAGCCATTTGCAGCATGGCTGTTTAAAATAAATTGCAACAACTCTCTTTCTTTACTCATTCCTCACCTCCAATGCCGTGATGTTTTTCAGCAAACCTCACCCCAGCATGGAACGCTAATCGTTCTCCTATATGTATCAATTTTGGAGTGTTTTTAGTTATCTCTTTGTCACTCAAAGGCTCACGTTTTGGCGGTGCTGTGTAGAGCGGTATTACTTCAAATATTTCCCTGTGGTACAAAAAGGGTGTTAAATCAGATACTTGTGTTCTATAGCCTGTTTCTTTATTGATAACTATCCATGCTTCAGGTTGTTGTTCAATGCTCATAGTAATTGCCTCGAAAATCTATAAAAAAATCACAGTCATGTTGTTTTAATTCTTTCTTAAAATCTCCATGCCAAAAATAATCTTTGGTGTCAATTTCTATACTTAAATACCTTGCACAGTTTTCTTTCTTATCGCAGTTGCTGCCTAAACATCTGGCGTTTTCATTTGGCAATGGATATTTCATTTTCATAACAATCCTCTAATTCAATATAATCCCCAACATGGGGTGGTGCTTCACCTAGTGCTTTACGGTAATAGTCTTGCAATGCCATTCCTTCCCAGCCATCATGCCAGCCAGTTGGTACAGGTTTAGTTTCTTGTTTTACATTAGATAATGAGCTTACCGCTGTGCCTGTAACTTTTGATATACTAGCTAAGGTGTAGCCTCTGCTATAAAGCACTTGCAATATGAGGGCGTAGTCTACATCCCTAGCCATTATTAATTCTTCCATCTAACTGTTTACGTCTTAAATCATCACAATACAACTCCATGTCTTTACTGCGGTGCATAAATTGGACAATTTGCGCTGCCATTCCAGTTAATTTGATCGGGGGGCGTTTATACATGAACGCGCAGACTTCTCTTATATACGGAAGCCAATCCATGATCTCGGCGCGGTTGTATAAAATTGATCCGTCAATATGAGTCGCGACATGCTTAGGCATACAATAGCGAGGGTCTTTCACGATCTTATCAAGCATCAATGCTTTAATGCCGATTAAAGCCATTATTTCTTTCTTGGTGATGCTTTTTTGAGGTACTGGAGGGATTACAACATTATCTTTTAATTTATCCGCTTTGCGTTTCAACATAACACGTTCGTGTATAGCTTTTTTATTTTTATGGTAATATTCAAGGCATCTTTTTCTTTGTTTATCTCGTTGATTCATTGTATTCAAGCTCCAAGATTAGTTCACAGTAGTGTATGATTTTCTTTATATCTTCTGCGCCATTCTTGCTTCGATGGCGCGTAATGTACTTTATTATGTTACCTTCCATAAACGGTATACTGTTAGCATGGATGTAAGTAACGGGTTGGATCGGTAATAAGTAGTGCTTACCCCCAACCATCTTCTTGTCGGGCATGGGATAACTCCATAAGTTTATCGGTGGAAAAGTTAATTCCGGCCAGATCACATCATAACTTCCTTGAAAGCTCGTGTTCTGGCTGAAGATACAGTTAAGCCTAATAACCGTCTGTATCGGCTTACCAAATAATCAAATTCATCTTCTTGCTTCTCAGTTGGACGTTTAAGCCCTCCTTTTACAACTTGTGCATACAACCAGTCTATGTCTTGATCTATTTCCATTTTGTTACCCATAAGTTAATGATGGCCAGCGGAAGCATGACCGTTAAAATTACTAAACATATAATCAATCTAATTAAATATGTAATCCCAAACATTCTATTGCCCAATTATCAATCTGTTCTATTGTCCAAAGACACGCATAATTTTGGTTAAGTCTTATCATTTCTTGTGCAAATAGTTTTTGTAATTCTGATAATCTACCCCCTTTTGTTTTAAGTTCGACAAACCACGTTGTTCCATCTGACATGCAAGCAATTCTATCTGCTACACCTCGATGTGCAGGTGAAGTGAATTTATACGTCTTTCCTCCGTTCACTTCAACTATCCATTTAAAATATTTTTCAATATCACGTTCTAGCATATTGATCTCTCGTTTAGTGAGGTTATAGCTTATCACTGTAAAAAACATTTGTACAATATATTTTTTTGTGAAATAATAGATTTACTTTAAACGAAACGGGAATCTATTAATGGCACACAGTAAAATAGTCGGTGGTTCTACTGCCAAACGCGTTATCAACTGCCCAGGCTCAGTCAAGTTGTGCAATGAAGCACCTGAAAAACCTTCCAGCTCTTATGCTGATGAAGGTACGCTTCTTCATAACACCATTGCTGAATACTTAGGTATTGGTACAAAGCCTGTAGTCGGGGATCAATATGAAGATGTTATATTGACGCAAGACTTAATCGATGAAAAAATCAATGTCGCACTGGGGTTACTAGATGAAGTTGATCCAGAAAATGAAATGGTTTATGAAGTCGAAGTTGAAGTTAATTTCGGTGATTTCATTCCTGATGTATTTGGCAGCTGCGATCTGCTTGGTCGTGTACATGATCGTGCTATTGTCTTGGATTGGAAGTTTGGCAATGGCGTTATCGTAGAAGCGAAAGAAAATGAGCAATTGATGTTCTACGCTGCTGCTGCTATGCGTACTGAACACGCTAAATGGGCGTTTAAAGACGTAAAAGAAGTCGAGCTAATCATTATCCAGCCTCCAATGATTAAACGCTGGGTAACGACTGTAGAACGCATTAAAGCATTTGAACAGCAACTGTTAAGTGCTGTTAAAGCATCGCAAAAACTTGACGCACCGCTCAGGGAAGGTTCTCACTGTAAATGGTGTGCGGCAAAGCCTACTTGTCCGTTAATGACAGGCGCAGTTGATCGCGCTCTCAAAGTAAAGATAGATGCGATTGACGCGCCTACTATTGATGCGTATCTTCAAAACGCTGAAATTTTAGAAGAATGGATAAAAGATTTGCGAGCTTTAGCATTTACTATGCTAGAATCAGGTACTGATTTACCAAATTACAAACTGGTTGCCAAAAGGTCAACCCGTAAATGGTCAGATGAAGTTGAGGCTAAGAAAGCCTTGCTTGCAACTGGCTTAACAGAATCTGATGTGATGGAAGCATCGTTTATCTCTCCTGCTCAGGCTGAAAAGAAGCTAAAGAAGCTTAAACAGCCTTTACCAGAAGGGTCAACCGTTTCTATTTCATCGGGTAACACAATGGCACATGTAGACGATCCTCGTCCTGCTGTGCTGTTAATCGGGCAACAGTTGTCTGCTGCTCTTACTAAACTTCAATAAGGTACAATATTATGTCAAACTTAGTAGCGTTTTCTGGTTCTAATCTTCCTTCTGTAACATCTTTATCATCTGCGCTTCGTTCTTTGGAAACTGAAGTCGGTGGTAACAATGGTTCTGCGATACTTAAAATGGATCGCACAGGTCATTGGGTGTTTGGTGCAGGAGAATCTGAAGTTGAATCAGACTCTACATGGGCGGTTAATCCGTTTTCTTTTGTTCACGGTTTTATCTGCTGGGGTGAAGGTGAAGTTTTAGGTGAAAAGATGGTAAGTATTACATCACCATTACCTGAACTTGATGCTGCTCCTGCTGGTGGTAAGCGTGGATGGGAAACTCAAGTCGGTATGAGCTTAAAATGCTTATCCGGTGAAGATAAAGGCTTGGAAGTTCGTTACTCAACCACTTCAGTTGGCGGTAAACGTTCAGTACAAACTCTTGCAGTTGCTATTGCAGCGCAAGTAGATGCCGATCAAGATAAACCTGTTCCAGTTATCAATCTGAAGAAAGAATTTTACCAACACAAAGCGTACGGTAAGATTTACACTCCCGTGTTTGAAGTTGTTGAATGGGTTGGTTTAGATGGTGAAGCATCTGCTGAAGCAGATGAAGCACCTGAAGAATCAGGCAGACGTAGACGTTCAGTCTAAGTAAGGAGAAGCCCCGAAAGGGGCTTTTTTTAGCTATGCTATTTATAGATTTCGAAACAAAGAGCGCCTGTGACTTAAAGAAGCATGGGGTTTACAATTACGCGCAAGACAGAAGCACTGAAGTGTTGTGCATGTCTTATGCTTTTGATGATGAAGATGTCCAGACTTGGACACCTGACCAACCATTTCCTGAACGTGTCAGAAACTTTAAAGGCCAGATAAGGGCGCATAACGCGGCATTTGAACGCTTAATTTTTTGGTATGTGTTAGGCATTAACTTTGAGATGGAGCAGTTCTACTGCACGGCTACCCAAGCTAGGGCTAATTGCTTGCCAGGAAGTCTTGAAGATATTGGACGGGCGATGTCCGCCAAGATGAAAAAAGATCATCGAGGTAAACA